GGCTACCATCTGGCGGTGTTGCGCCCACTTCTGCATGAATGATTTGAATATTTCACCTTCGCTTTCGGCATACACCAAGTAAAGCTCTACGGGATGCTGCTGCATGAAACGGTAGATACGGGCTATCGCTTGGAACTTGTCGTTGAAACGGTAGTCAATAAACATGATTGCCTTGTGGCAGTGGTACTGGAAGTTCAAACCCTCACCAAGCATTTCAGGTTTGGCGGCCAGATATTTCAGACGGCCGTCTTTGAAATCCGCTATCACCCTGTCGGCTTCATCATCATCTTGCGAGCCATACACAGCCTTACATCCGGGAATTGCCTTGCAGAGTGCCTCACGTTCAGCCTCCAAGTCATGCCATAAAAGGAAATGGTCGTCTTTGTTTTCCGGGCGATTGATAATCTCTACCACACGGGCAATCTTTTCCTGCATGTTGTCCCGGCGTTCCTTTGCAGCATCAGCCAGACCGAGAGCAGCCTCACGGAACATTTTCACCTGCCCGTCACGGTCGGCTCCGGCAGTGGAATTATCCACACTCACGACTTCTTCATGTACCCGTAACTCTGGTAACTCATATCCTGTATCGGGATAACCTAAATCAGACGGTTTGGTGAGGAACAACGCCCATGTACTTACCCATAACCAGAATTCCTTCTCCTTGTGGGGATAGAGGGTAAGATTGTTCGCCTTCGTGCTGTCACGCTGGAAGAACCTTGTAAGTGCCTGCCCGGTATCCATCACTCCAAGGTAGCCGGCATAGTGTATCAGCTCCTTGTATCTGTTGGGTGACGGTGTGGCAGTGGCAACAAACCTGTACGGAACTTCTGCAAACATAGGAAGAAACTCCTGATAGGTCTTGGTTCCGAATCCACGTAACACGCTCGCTTCATCCAATGAGGTAACGGTAAAGTAGGAAGGTTCTATTCTTATTCCGTCCTCGCCGTCACGGACACGTTCATAGTTTGTCACCATGATATTGGTCGGACATTGCTTCACCTCCTGCATAGTACGTACATAGGTCACTTTCATACCCAGATGCTTTTCGGCCTGTGTCAGGAACTCCACTACTACACGCTTGGGGCAAACTATCAACCCTTTGCCTCCTGTGCGGTTCAGGATCACCCGCAGTATCTCCAACTGGGTTACGGTTTTCTGCATACCGAAGCTGGAGAATATCGCCCTGCAACCGCCGGAAATAGCCCAACGTACTGTATCTTTCACATGAGGGTATAAATACGGGGAAATTTCTTCCGGTCTGACTTCAAACCCAGTCTGATGGCTGATTGCCATCTTGTCTTTCAAAAATTCTATATAATCTTTCATTATGCTATTCTTTTGTTGATTTCTCCTTTCTAAACAGGTGGCTGAACACATTATCCAAATCCAAGTCTAGATTCAGTTTGGACGGGAAAGATTTAATGTATTCGTACATCTTATAAGCGAGGTTGTCATCATCACCGCATCTGTCAATCAGTGTGAGCAACATGGCGTTCACCATGTCAGAATCATTGCCGAAGTTTTCCTGAGTGGATTCGCTGCAATGATTCACATCACTTTTCAATCTCTTTATCGCGGCTATGGCTGTGTTGAAGTTTCTTTTTGAATCGTGCCGCAATTCAAAGCCTTCCTTCTTGTATTGCTGCTGCATTTCTAGAAGGTTGGTTTCTAAAACGTCCGTGAGGACAAATACGATGTTGGTTATCGTATTCAGTTTGTCTGTTCCTTGCATGATCGTGTATTCTTATTTCTAATTCGAATGAATCCCCTTCGTTCTGTTTCTTCTAACAGTGGAAAGTCTTCATTCTTGATTTCACATTCTGTTTCGTAGTTCACGGAAGTATAACTTGGGATATTGAACTTTTTCCGGATTCTTACGATAACATCCGGATTTCTTGTTACCCAGTAAACGGTTATTCTCATGGTGATATCAGCATTTTTCTAGCTTCCTCATCTCCTGCATCAGCACGGTGCTTGATTTCAATGTACTCAGCATAAGAGATTCTGTTATCTCCACGCTCCTCTATCTCTTTTTCACGTTGGTTTCTGTATCGTTCACGCTCTTTCCGTTCAATATCTTTCCGACGTTCAGAAACGTAGTCCAGCATCGCACTTGTTATTTTCAATGGATCTATTGAACCGTAGAACCGCCCATACTTCCCTGACTTAAACCGTGCTATGAAAAAACAGATTTCAGCGGCATTTATATAATAATACTCCGAAAGGAATATCTCCGATAGTTCAGAAAGTTGCTCTTTCGCTATCTTGGTTGAAACTTCTGCAAAGTCATTCAATGAGCCAAATTGTATCTTTAGCCATTCTATCGGTGTTTCATCCCCATAAGTAGAAGACAATAGCCCTAAACTCGGAATGCTGTCATTCAACGCCAGTTCTGAATGGGTTGCATTACATCTGACAAGTTTGAACTGCAAATCAGGGTTGTAATCAAGAATGAATTGTGCAGGATCGGGATATTTACTCAATAACGCCCTCTGCTTCAAGTTCCTTTCTCTTTTTTGCGGCAGCTTCTCTAACGGTTGTAGCGACTGCAAGAACTGAATCACGTTTTCGCTGCTCGCTATCCTGTTGATTTTTACTAAGTCTTGTCCCATTATAGTTTCCTTCCAATATTTTAGTAAAGTTTGCTTGTTTGAAAATCCAATCAAAGTCGCATTTCCAATTGCGGTCATTAGCTCCAAGTAAGAACGGGGATTGAAGAATGAGATTGAAAACACTCCTCACTGACTCTTTCCCATATTGGGCTATCCGGGCTTTTACAGCTTTTTTTCTCACATCAGTCATTGATCTTATCTGCTGGAGTCTGTCTTTGAATGTGGTATTATAGTATTCCATCAATCCGCTGTAATCAATCTTTTCAGAGGGGGAGGGCGAAGAAAGCTTGGCTTTCTTTGATACTCCGTCAGGAGTATTTTCTTTCTTTTGATGTAGAGATATATCTATATACTCTCTTTCTTCTTTCTTTATATTTGTGCCCTCTGTGTGCCCTGATTTTTGTAAAAGTTCGGATTGCGGTAGATTGTTGTTCATGGACTGTGCCCCAAGTTGTGCCCTTAGTTGTGCCCATTCCTGTCTTAATTCATTGATTTCCTTTTCAATACCTGTGCCCTTACTTGTGTCCTTGGTTGTGCCCATTGGATTATATTCTTCATATTTACATAAGGTTATAAGGTTCATTCCTTGATTGCACTCAACAGTTATCATACCTTTCTTTCTAAGATGCACAAGAAAGGAACGCACTTTCTTTTCAGACCATTTCCAACGCTGTGACAGAAATCTTATGGATGCAGGATATTGACCTCTTGAATAAGAGATTTCTCGACCTCCGATACTCTCCTTTCGGGGCGTTGCCTCAAATCGTGCAGACTGAATTAAGTCTAACCACGCTTCGCAACTGCTAAAAGTACGGGCTTCATTCCACATTTCATTCGAGAAAAACCTGCGGCTTAGCCTCAAAAATCCTTCGTCCATAGTCTTAGAATCTCACGTTAGTTAATTGCCCTTCCGTTAGAAAATACAGCCCACTTACCATTACCGCTATCAAACAATCGTAAATCCGACACCTCTCCGAAACGTTTGATGTTACCGCATAAATCCACAATCCATCCACATTCTTTAGAAGGATGCGGGCGGATGGCACGACCGACTATCTGATACCACATGGCAAGTGACATTGTAGGACGTGCCATAACGACCGTATCGAGTTCCGGATAGTCAAAGCCTGTGGTAAGTACACCTACATTGGCAACAACAGATATTTCACCAGCTTTGAACGCTTCAAGAATATGTTCGCATTCTTTCTTAGGAGTATCACCCGAAACAATTGCGGTTCCGGGTATAGACCATGTAAGCCGTTCCGCTTCTTTCAAGAAGCGGGTAAATACCAAAATGCCTTTCCGTTTTCCTCCGGCTTTGGGGTTCATCAGCCTTTGGACGATATGGACGAGATAGCCGTAGAAGTCTATCCGTTCATATTCCTTTTGAACTGACCTATCTGTGTAGTCGGCACCAGTACTATTCCTTTTTAGGTTACACTCCTTAAACTCGTTGCCATTATATTTTTTAAGTTCTTTATCCATCGGATAATAGTTTAGCTTCGCCAAATAACCCATATCCAAAAGAGTAGATACCTGTACATGATAAATGACCTCTGAAAATACATGAGGCTTCGTCCGTGTAATAAACTTCAACATAGAGCCGAAGTCACGGCTGGAGCTTAGACGGTATGGTGTCGCTGTCAGTCCTAAGACTTTGCACTTTACAGCTTCAAAGAAATCCTTATACATTCCCTCTTTGGGGTTTACCAAATGGCATTCATCAACGATGATGTTTTTGAAGTGGGTAAAGAGTTCGGGGTGATTCTTCACACTGCCGATGGTGGCAAATGTTATCCGGCTTATCTCCTTTGAGTTAAAGGATGCTGAATAGATACTGCAATCAAGAATACCGTATGAACAGAGTTTCTTGAAATTCTGTTCGAGTATTTCCTTCGAGGGCTGGAACACCAAGGTATGACCGTCAAGCCTTGCGGCTATATCCGCTATGATAAGCGACTTTCCGCTGCCCGTAGGTAACACCATAATGGCATTTGTTTTCTTCGCCTTGTTATTGAAGAAAGAAACGGCAGCATCAGAGGCTTTCTGTTGATAATCTCGTAATACATAACTCATAAACCTTTCTCCTTTCGTAATTTCTTATTAAGGGCCTTGTAATACTTGATTAGCTGTTCATAATCAAAATCTGATTTCTTATAATTTTGAGGATTATCCTTCGAATCTTTTATTTTCCATTTTAATAAATCAAACTTCTGTTGTCCGATTTTAGCAATTAGATTCACCCGATACCCTTCCAAATGGTCGGCTTTGAATCTATTGCAGTGTCGGCATTCGGCATGACAATTGTTTTCATCAAAACGGGTCGCCAAATGCGTGCGGCTGAAATAGTGACCGCAGTCAGCTTGCTCAAACGGCTTTATCTGCCCGCAAGAGATACATCTAAAATACCCGTTTGGCATTGCATCACGAAGCCGGATAAAAAGGGAAAACTCCTTGTCGAGCTTAGCTTTCAAATCCGGCTTCTTCTTTACTGCTATCCCTGCTTTATCAAACAGAGGTAAAGGCTTGTCTTTCTTCTGGCCTTTGTTCGTTTTATGTAGTATGGCATATCTTGTCACTAAAAATTCTTACTCCGTTATTTTTCGCCCAACTTATGATAGAATCCAGAACCTCATCGTCATCCAGATTGTCTATAATATCTCTAAAATCATACGAAGCACCTACTTCTTCTTGAAAGTGTCTTATGATGCTCGTCTTTAAATCCGTCACTTCTTGCCAAGTTTCCATGTTGTTTTTTATTAAAGCCCCGAAGCGCATTCTCCGGGGCACAACCATTATTCACTAACCCTTGCCATTTATGTGTGGCTCACATTTATGAGGGATAAGCAGGGGTCGAACCTGCACAAGTATCGTCTGCTTTCTCGCTTTCGCCCGTAGATTGGCTATCCTACGATCTTTAAACTACTTAACCTGTTATTTACAGCTACGGTCTTGATGGCTTCCATTCCTATGCGCACTTGGAACTTCAGCTCATTTAGTCTTAGCGCCCTGTGACTATTTTATCCCTGTGTAAACGAAATCTATACTTCGATGATTACGATGTCCGGTGCAATCTGTCTGATGACACCCAGTTGTTCGTCAATCACTTTATTTTTGTATTCCTCAATGGCTTCATTTGCGCCAGCCGACACAAGAGAAAGGGAAACATCTCTACCGTCTACATCAGCGTAAATCTCAACCTCTATTTCTTCGCAAGAAAAACCTTTAAAAAGAGGAATGTTCAGTTTGAAGGACTTGGGCAAATTAGAATCAACCACCTGCGAGTAGTTGTCAACTTTACTGCCATTTTCTTCTTTACTGCGCTCAATGTCTTGATTTACCTTTGCTTTGAAATTCTTCAAAATAGATACAAGTATCATATTCTGTGACTTATCAGTAAAGAAAGCACGGTGCATTTTGATGAACTTAGATAACTTGATGGGTTCCCATTTCTTTTCAACGTTGATACCAAACTCCTGCATTTCTTTTGAAGGCTGCAAAATACCGTTGATTTCAGTCTGATAGTAGTTGGTTTCATCAATAGTTAATGCTAACCCCATCTTATCACGATTTACAATGATATTGGTCGCTTTCTGGTTAATCAGTTCGACACGCTTTTCCAACCATCTGAGAGGTGCATCTATCGTTCCATTGATAACTACTCTTTCCTGTTCTTTCGGGTCAAGTACTACGGGTGCTTTACCTTCACGCAATACTACTTCGATAGGTTTGCCGTTATAGTCTTTCGGCACAACCAAGTTGATTTTGTTTTCACTCATGATTCTGTTCCTGTTTTACGGTTAATACTAAATACTGTCTTCTGCATTTCTTGCGGCATAATCGGGCGGCTGTAAACCAGTTCACCCAATTTGTTATAGAATCCTGCCATCTTTTCCTCATGGTAGAGAATTTTGGCACATTCTTCATTTTCCACAAACTCAGAACCTCTCTTGATGTGGTCCAGAAGTTCCTGCTTTTCTTCATTCAAAGGTTTCAGGCGTTCTTTGAACTCTTCCATAGCCTCTTTCTTTTCAATCTCAATATCATTGATGGTGATTGATACTTCGGCTAATGTTTCTTTCTTTTGCGCCAATTCTTCGGGTGTGAATCGGTGGGTATAACCGATTTTCTCTACTGCATCGGCATTATCCTGAAGGAACTGCCAACGTTCCTGTTCAAGGATTTCTTGTCCTAAAAATTTGTCCATAATCAAATAAACTCTTTATTACGTTCGATTTCTTGTTGTGCGTAAATAAGCATTTGTTGTTCGTTAGCTGCCGGTAAGTAGATACCAGCGACAGATGCGCTCCAATTTCGGAAACGGTCAATACTCAAGGTCATTTCACCTGTTGTCAGCTCGGCAGAACTTCTTAAGTAAGTTACTTCCTTACCTTTCTTGTTGACCGTCTTTCTCTCAAACAAATCACGGTTGCAAGTCCTCTTATAAAAATCAATTTTTGCTTCGTCGAGACTGCAACCGTATTCACTACCGAAATACCCTAAAAGAAGATGCAAGTAGCTGTTTTGGGCAAGCGTGCGGTTAGGTAGTTTCTTTTTCACTTCCACAATAGCCTTTTGCTTATATAATTGATTTACATACTCTTTAAACCTATCATGTTCAAAAGAATTATTTAGGTTAAATATCATATTTATACCTCCATATATAATTATATGCACTTTTAATATGTCCTCGACAACATTGAGATATAGTTTTAAGATTATAGCCATTTTTTAATGCCGCAATCGTTGCAGATGGATACTGATTTAATAAATTTCCACTCCTATCATACTGCAATACTACCTTCTGTTGAGATTCTGCTTGTTTCTTTCTACCGCTACCATAATTTGTATTATAGGCACAAGAGCACCATTCCAAATTAGAAACCATATTATTCTTCTTATTTTCATCTATATGATTAATTACAGGTAAATTAAATGGATTAGGTAGAAAGGCTTCGGCAACAAGTCGATGAATATTTTTCTGTTTTAGTTTATTTTCTTTCGATAAACTTACAGATAAATATCCATTTCTTACAACTTGCTTTAACATACGACCTTTGTATATCCTTTGTTTTCCTTTATACCTATATCCAACAGTTCTATCAACTGAACGTATCTGACCATAATTAGACACTTGGTATAACTCTTCATATCCTTTTACATCTTTCCAAATCTCTTCCATATATTCATTCTTCAAGTCGAAAATCATACGCTAAAAAGGTAAATCGTCCTTTACATTGCCATTAGCATCAACCGGAGGCGGGAAATTCTGCGGCTGTTGCTGATAGGTCGACTGTGGCGCTGGCTGTTGTACCGATGTTGTTTGTTGGGATTGAGATACACCGCCACGCGCATCTATTTTGTAGCACCGAATAGATGCCATACGTTTGAGTTCCCCGTCTTGATTCGTCCAAGAACGTCCTTGTAAAACAAATGATACAGTAACAACATCACCCTGATTAAAGCGGTCAAGTTCTGCACACTTATCGCCTGAAAACTCTAAGGGAATAATGTTCTCATACTCGCTACGCTCTCCCGTATAAGGGTCGTAAGTGGTAGCATCTAAAATGAACTTCCGTTTTGTAAACGAGGAACCACCGTTTTTGGATGGTATTTGAACAGTTTGTCCGATTTCGATTATCCGTCCAGTTATTTGGTTTGCCATTAATTTTCTCCTCCTAATATCTTTTTATCGGTTATAAGTTCTCTGTTTTCTTCCAAAAACCGGATAAATTCCTCACAATGATTAGTAAGAATAGGAATATCACGTTCAGGATTGAAAACGTATGTTTCTGTATAGGTATCTACCACATAACCGCCTTTGTTGAACTCCACAATGTTATACTCAAATGTCCGTACATCCGACCCATTCTGCATAAGAGCATAAGGATAAAC